ATTGCAGTGATTTTGTTACCAGATACGCCACCAAAGATACTCCCAGATACAAGAGCATTAAATATGTACGAACCCGTGTCCACATAAGATTCAGTCTCGTCAATATCTGATGCAAGTTGTGTGTATTCTCCACCGATTTCTTTTACAATATCTTTTAAAAAGTCCATTAAGCTACCATCCCGTATTGTTCACGAAGTATTTTTTTATAAGGAAGTCCCTGTTCCCTGAGTTCCTTCACCAATTTCAGTTTATGATACAATGCTGCATCTCCACCAAAACCCAAAGCACTAATAATTTTTTGAAGTTCATTATCGTTAATTGGTAAATCCATTAATTCCTCTTAAGGTTTTTTTCTTCTGTGCATATGACCCAATTATACCTCTTTTTCAGTTCGTTTGCAAACCAATGAGCGGTAGAAAAGTCATCAAATAATTTCTCATATTGTACTGGAGATAATTCTCCAGGTTGACTCCAACATACCATATATTTACTCATTGGTTATGAGAAGAAACTATCCAAACTTATTGTCTTTTCAACCGACCATCCGATTGAATCAAGAATAATTCGTAGTGGTTCAACAAAAGATTTAGAAAATTGAGTTTCATAATCTACATATTTTTCAAGATTAAGTTCCCTTGGAAAATCTTGAATAAACGAAAATACATTCTCTTGAATAATATTCGGTTTCTTCAAATATACAAACTTAATCTTCTCACCACTCTGAATTTTTGGGTACTTATTGTCCAGTCCACTTTTCTTAGTATAATGATTATAAAGAATCACACCACGAACGTGAATTGGGCACCCCTTCTGATACATATCAGTGCGAGACATCCATTTATTAATTTCGGAGATACTGCGTGGAAATGCAATTTCTTCTGGTTTAAGTGATTGAAATTCTTTGCGACAATTCTCAATAAACTCAATTACATCATCCTCATCTTTGGTCATAATGATCTGGATTGCATCCTTAATCATCTTACGACAAGGTGCAGGAGTAGATGTTTTGATGGCTTCAATACCCATCATCTTAAGTTTTGGTTCCTTGTAACGAACACCTTCACTATCCCATACACGAAGAATATAACGTTTCTTACCAGTCCAGATGCCACGTTCCGCAATATTCTCACGTTTCATATACATCTTCTGATCATAAGCATTCAGGTAGTCGGCCAATTCTTGGTAAGAACCTTCAATATACTTTTCAAGTTCCATCTCACACACCTTATCAAGGAAATTAACAACTTCATCAGTAGTTTTCTCTCTCCCTTTGAATACAGCGTCAACAAAAGGACCCATATTAAGATAAATGGAGTCAGTATCCATAGCAATGACATAATCTATCCCCTCAGTTTTGAGAACATTATTCATATAAGAATTCATCTTGGTCTCAATCCATTGGATCGCAACCTGACCAGAAAGAGTAATAGCTTCCGCATTTGCAAGTTTGAAGTAACGGAAGTACTCGTTACCGATAGCACCATAAGCAGAGTTAAGAGCAATCTTCTTTGCCATCTGGATATTATCACAACGAGAAATTTCTTTCTCTAATTCTTTCTTCTTTGTCTTTTCGTATTCCTTCTTTGCATCAATCATCTTCTTTTTGAAGATAACCCTCTCATTGTACATCTTCTCCATAAGTTCTGGAAGGAACCCACGGATATCTTTGCGGTACATTGCACCGTTTGCACAAACTGCATAATCCTTATACTCATCAAAAGATAATTCTTGTTTGAGTACTTTATCTACCGTGACACTTGGGTGTTTAGTGTCCAATAGAGTTTCTGGACTGATATTGTATTGCATAATCAAATGCGGATACAGAGAGTTAAGGTCAAAGTTAACAACCCAATCATAAGAACCTGCAATCGGTTCTTTTACATAAGCACCTGCATACTTTTCATCTTTAGTATTGCGTTCCTTTTGAGGAATAACAATATTCTTTTTGAGAAGATAGTTATAGATGATTGCATCCCAAGTACGAACCTGATAAGCAATATCATTGAAGTTTACCTTTGCGTCGTATGCACGAGTGAAACAAAGGTCAATAAGTTTCAACTTATCCTCAAGACGGTCAACAAGTTCTACGTCAACAATGTTGTATTCTACAAACTTTTGCCAATTTTTAGTATAGAAATCTCGGAAAGTATCATACTCCGAGTGATCCAACTTGTTTTGTGCAAGTTCCTGGAATGCAATGTGATCCAGCCTATAACTCTCTTGATTTGGAGTTGCTGGGGACTTCTTATAAAGATCTAGATAATCCAGAACAGATACACCTGCAATCTCACAACTCAGTTGTTTACGACCTGAGATGGTCACTTCTTTGACACGTACAATGTTCCAAGGAGAGAACCGTTTAGCCATCTTCTCACCCATCAGGCGAGTGATACGGCCTATAAGATATGGGATATCATATAGTTCGCAGTTCCAACCAGTCACAACCTCTGGAAGATTATTTTGCCACCAATCCATAAAGGTATTGATCAGTGCATATTCATCTTTACATTCAATAAACTTGACATTTGATTGAGTAATCTTTGCAGGGCGAGAACCAAATGTAGTGATCTGTTTGGTAGTATAATCTTGCACTGTGATCAGAAGAAGTTCTTCTGCACAGTTGAACACATCGGGAAATCCACTTTCAGCAGCAACCTCAATGTCAATAGTAATCAGTTTGATCCTGTTGATGTCAAACTTAATTTCATCTTCGGGATACTTTTCTGCAATATACTGATAGACAAACCTATCATTACCATAAACATTAAACCCATTTACACCATTATACTTCTCCAAGAAATCTTTACAGTCTCGGATAGTTCCTGGTTTAATTGGGTCTACAGAATGTCCATCTAGGGTCTTATATTTACTTTCTTTTTTTGAAGGAACAAAGAAGGTTGGATAAAATTCTTCTCTGTTTGTAAAATGTTTTCCATTTTCAAATCCTCGGACAAGGATATCATTGCCTAGTTGAAAGACACTTGTATAAAACTTCATTTAATAAGGGCAGAATAATCATCAAATAGTGATTGCTTTGGATCAACAATCGTCACAATCTTGTCAGACGTAATCATTACAATATCGTCATCAGTATAATATCTCAACCATTTAACCAACGTCCCATCAACAATATGATAAGGTTTTGTGAGTTTGCAGTCTGGTTCACCAAGTTCCGATGTTACTGCTTCAATTCCGGTAATTAATACTGTTCCATCTACAAGAACAAGAATTTGTGTTTCATCCATTTGTTTCTTCCTGAATTACTTCAAAGTTTTCAATAAATTCTTCATTAAGTGTTTGTGGCCTCAATTCCTCATTCACCACTCCGTCTGATGTTGAGTCATTCATTTTTTCAATGTAGGATTTTTTAACCCACTCAATAGGTTCAACAATACTAATTACCCAATCAGGATTGACTGGAATATCTTTATCTGCGGAGAGAACAATCCAAGGAGAAAAGGAAACTCGATGTTCCACTTCATTCTCAAATTCATTCACATAACCCTCAAAAAGTAATTCTGGGGTTAGGAACTTAACAATATATGGATTACTGAACAATAAAGATACTACTTTTTCATTTTCATCTACAAGTTCCCTAACATCCGCAAGAACTTGTTCGCCCGTTTTCAGATAGGCTAGTTTAACACTCATAATTACTCCATACCTCTTACTACAATAACACAAAAAAATGGGGGCGTCAACTGGATTTTGCCAGTAACGCCCCTGCGGCAACAATATTCTTAATTATTTAGGTCCCACCGGAATCACCAGATGCACCACCAGAACCACTATCAGTATTGAGGGAACAAACTTTCTTTTTTGGTGCCATAGCATATTTCACAGTTCTACCATAACAATTTTCCTTTGGTTTCACATATTTGTCAGTCGCACCAAAGTCACCTTTTGCCTCCTGAATGGATTCAAGGTCTTGAATAAACTGCTTAAAGGATTTCATACACCTTTCGTTTCTGATGTTCTGGAATAACCCTATTTAGTTTGATAACCAATAGGCCATCCTCAAACTTAACATCAGAGACTTTAACATCGTCAGATAGTGTCCAAGTTCTCGTAAAGGCTCTCTTTGCAAGACCATTGTGAAGATATTCAACTGTATCCTGAGTTTTTTCTTTTTTAACTGCTTCAATGGAAAGTTTATTCCATTCTGTATAAACTCTAATATCTTCTTTTTTGTATCCCGCAAGAGCGAGTTCTAAACGAAACTCCGTCTCACTCTCCTTAATCAAATTGTATGGTGGATAGTTTGTTGTAGATTCGTGAACCGTATCAAAACGGTTAAACCATTCATCCATACCAATACTATATTTCTCAATATCATTTAGAAATTTATCAATATTTCCGGTGTTGTACTTTGTAAGTAACATAATAGACCTCCTTAAGCGTCTGTTTGGTTTGATTTACGGATCCGAAGACTCCGTTTTAGCGTATGGACAGTCAAAGGACTCATCCATCATTATTATATATTGGAAAACATAAAAAAGGGGAGTGTGGACTCCCCTACAAATATTATTCGGTTTCTACTCTTTTTTTCTTACCAATATTATACTTACTCTCAAGAATCCATTCTCCCTTATCTTTATAAGAAAGAACTTTGATTTGATTCAAAGGAGCTACATCGGTAATTGAATCTGGATTTACAATCGTAATCAATCCCCAATCTGAAAGTAGATTGATAATTCTATTTCTACGTTGAACATCATTCACCGTAAGATTAGCGTGTTTACCATCAAGTGCAAACAATTCTTTGAAATGAACGATGTAATAACGACCCTGTTTATGAAGAATATGACAGGATTGATAAATTTTCTTTTCCTTGCGTGAAGCAACACCGATACGGGTTAGAGTTTCACGAACTTTCAGGAAATCATCTGGTTCATTAAGAATCACTTCCACCATTTGATCTTGCGACCAATTGACTTCAGGTTCAACAAAGGTACTCATTTCTTGCCTCCAACATCAAGTTTCTGTTTAATAAATGTAATCTGTTCTTTAGTGAGAATTTTCAATGCTTGTTGAGCTTTTTCATTACTATAACCATAGTATGATTTAACTGCATCAAGATTTTGAATCTTTTCCTTTTTAAGCCACGGAGAAAATCTTTTCCGTTTCCTGACAGTATTTATAAGAAAATCATATTGGAGTCTACTGGGCAATGAGTGATTCATATTCATCTCATTTGCAAACATAACGGTATCAATGAATCCCGACAGACACTTATTGATAATAAATGGTGCGTACTTCTTCTCCCACAGGGGATCCGAATCATCCATCAAATAATCTTTAGTAAAATTGATGGAATTTAGATAATCTTTTAATTCGTAAGTCATTGATCAATAAAAGGCATTTTTGAGCATCTTGGTTGTTTCTGGCATTCTCTGCAATGGGGTATATCTATTGCAACTCCATCTTTTTTTAAGATTCCATCTTTTCTATAAAAAGGGTGTACCCACTCAATATCAAACTCTTCAGTAGTTGACCAATTCCTAATCTGATCTTCTGTATACTTACCTTGATATTTACCACAATTTTCCCACCAAAACCATTTTACTGAAGTATGATTTTCATCATTTGAAAGTCCTATGTATGCATCACATTTTTTGGAATCAATCCAAGTTTTGTGTATTGCTCCAGCTGGACAATTAACTATGCAATCATCACATCTTTCACAAAGTTCCAGTAACCCCCTGTTTATTTTTGGTAATGGATAATTATAAAATTTACCATCTTCTACAGAATATGCACAAATCTTACATTGAAACCCAAATTTTCTATTATATACTAAAGAATTTCTAGCTACAGTCCCAAGTCCAGA